GGTCATGAAAGAAGAATTTGCCAAGGCTGAATACCAAGGTGAAAAAGTAACTTTAAACAAGCCACGTCGTATTCAAGGTGGCAACAAAAAGTTTGAAGTGTTCGTTCAAGATGGCGACAAAGTGAAACGAGTTACTTTCGGAGATCCTAACATGGAGATCCGTCGGGATAACCCAAAGGCTCGTGCTAATTTCCGTAGTCGTCATTCATGTGATACTGCAACAGATAAGACATCAGCACGTTACTGGTCTTGTCGTATGTGGGAAGGAGGCACTTCTGTGTCTGAATTAACAAAGAGTGTTGAGGGTACTATTCTCAAGGCTGATGATGAACAGCGTATGGTATACGGTTGGGCATCTGTCGTCACAGAGAAGGGTGAACCCATCATCGACCGTCAAGGCGATGTAATTGAGCCTGACACATTGGTACGTGCCGTAAACAAGTTTATGGAACATGTTCGTGTCGGTAAAGAAATGCATTCAGGGGATCAAATTGGGGCGGTTATCCACTCCATGCCTATCACTAAAGAGATTGGTGAATCCCTTGGCATACAGAGTGACCGTGAAGGTTGGATCGTAGCGTTTAAAGTTTATAACGATGACGTTTGGGCCAAGGTCAAATCTGGTGAACTTGCGGCTTTCTCTATTGGGGGCCGTGCAATCAAGGAGGACTACAGTGCCTAACCTTTTAAAACAATTAGAACTGGATGAGTTATCTCTAGTAGATCGTCCTGCTAACGCACAGGCAATGGTCTCCTTGTTTAAACGTGATAACTCCGATGGAGAAACTATGACAGACCAAGAAAAGATGGACTGCCCAGATTGCACTGCTGAAAAAGCATGTGGTCAACACGCAGCCGAAATGGAAAAGGCCGAAGAGCTTGTAGAAGAAGTAGCTGAGAAATCAGAAGCAGACGTTCTACAAGAGGAAGTTGCAGCCCTTAAAGCTGAGAACGAACGCCTTCGCAAGTCTTTGATTGAGAATGGCTTTGTAATTAAAGCTGAAGCAATCGAAAAGAAAGCTACACCAGAGTACATTGAGTATGATGGTGAGAAAATCAATAAAGCTGACATCCCTGCGCCTATCTTGAAGGCTTTGGAAGAGGCAGAATTTGCTAAAGCAGATCTAGAGTTGACAAAACGTGCAACAGAAGCTCTGCCCCACTTTGCAGAAGACGTAGCTAAATCTTTGGTTGCTGAATTTGGTGAAGTAGAAGCAATCATGGAAGCTCTGAAGGCTGCAGATGCAACTTTCGCAGAGTCTATGGAAGAGGTAGGTAAGTCTGCTGCAGAATCAGAATTTACATCTGCTGCTGATAAACTTGAAGCTCTTGTTAAGTCCCACATGGACGAAAACAAAATGAAAAAGAGTGATTATGCTAAGGCTTATGCCGCCGTAGCTAAAACCGACGAAGGTAAAGCTCTTATCAACAAATCCTATAAAGGGGAATAATTATGGCTGTAATGCAATCCCGTGACACACGGACATTCATTGCTGGCGAAGACCTATCGTCGGCACAATTTAAATTCGTAACATTAGAATCAGATGGTCAAGTAGACTTGGCTGACGCTGCAGGTGAAAATGCAATCGGCGTATGTTTGGTTGGTGGCACAGCAGGTAAAGCTGTAACTGTCGCCGTTTCTGGTAAAGTTATGGTAACTTCTGGTGGCACTATCGCTGCTGGCGCACAAATTCAAACAGATGCTTCTGGCGACGCTTTGACAGCAGCAACAGGTGACGTTGTTCTAGGTTATGCTTTGGAATCAGCAGTAGATGGGCAAATCTTTGCTATCGAACTGATCCAAGGTGGTAACGTAGCGGCTTAATCTGCTTAGAAAGGAATTATAGAAATGCCTATGTTGACACCATCCTCGGTCCATATCGACCAGCCGTTGACTAACCTAACGATTGCTTACGTTCAGGATCAGTCTAACTTCATCGCAGACAAAGTATTCCCAACTGTTGGCGTACAAAAACAGTCTGACAAATATTACATCTATGACCGTGACAACATGAACCGTACAGGTGACGTTGCGAAATTGGCTCCACGTACAGAAGTCAACCGCATCGGTATGTCATTGTCAACCGACAGCTACTATGCAGACGTATATGGTCTGGGTATGGACTTCGATCAGCAAACTCTTGCTAACGAAGATGCAGCCTTGGACATCCGTTCTGCAGGTGCAACAACTCTGGTTAACCGCCTGTTGATCCACCGTGAAGAGCAGTTTGCTTCAACATTCTTCGTCAATGGCGTATGGGGTTCTTCCTCAACACCATCAAACTTGTGGTCAGACTACACAAATGGTACACCAATTCAAGACGTAACTGTTGCACGTCGTACCATGCAGTTGAAATCTGGTGGCTACAAACCAAACACAATGGTTGTTGGTAAAGAAGTCCGTGACATCCTGATCAACCACCCAGACATTCTGGCTCGTTTGAATGGCGGCGCAACTGTTTCCAACACTGCACTTATCACCAATGCTAAATTGGCTGAGATCTTTGAAGTAGAAAACTTCTACGTCATGGAAGCAGTGAAAAACGCTTCTGTTGAAGGTGTTGCAGAATCCAACGCATTCATCGGCGGTAAACATGCTCTGTTGGTTAACACTGCGTCTAACGCAGGTCTGATGACACCAATGGCGGGTGCAACCTTCGCTTGGAACACACTAGACGGTGTGAACAACTTGGGTATCACTGTTGAGTCATTCTCTGACGATGCACTGAAGCGTATGCAAGTTGCAGAACATATCCAAGTTAAAATGGCTTATGACATGAAAGTCACAGGCGCAGACTTGGGCTACTTCTTCAACGGCGCAGTAGCATAAAATACTTTGGTGGGGGCTTCGGTCCCCACTCCCTCCCGACAATAGGTGACATATGATCCGACAAGAAAATGTACCGCTTCAGTTAGACCGACCAGTGTTTGTAAGGATACCCTTTACGTCAGGTAGTCGTCAACTAGAGGCAGGTGATGAATTTAAGTGGAAAGAGTTAGGTATCGACGAACAAAAGGTTCTAATCCTTTACCGTGAACGATATATCCACCACAGCTCAGAATTGGAAGTTGCCCGTAAAGTTGGCGACGGTCTGGAAGAACTTGATGTAGATGCATTACATGCTGTTGTAGACAACATCAATACCAAGGTTCAGAAGAAGACAAATACCCAAGTCGAGTTTGACAGGAAGAAATGTAAGAAGTCCAAAATCGCAGATAAGCAACGTGGACTAATTCGAAGCTGGCGTAGAACATACGGACATTACGAGGTAGATTGATGGCTTGGAGCTATGACGAAACTGATTTGAGTACGACCACAGGTTCTGGTCGGTTGAACTCTGTCCGTTTGTTGTTGGGTGATACCGACACGAACGACCAGCAAGTTAAAAATGAAGAAATCGTTTTCGCATTAGCTCAGTCTAACGATAACGTCTACTATGCTGCAGCATGGGCTGCTAGGACTATCTCTGCACAATATGCACGTAAGGTAAACACATCACTAGATGGAGCTTTAAGTGCAGATTATAGCAACTTATCCAAGCAGTATTCTGCACTAGCAGAGAACCTAGAATATCAAGGCAAGAAGACTTCTGCTGTAGTTGGTATTAAAGCTGGTGGTATCACCAAAACTGCCGTTGACGGTGTACGTGCTAATACAGATCGTATTGCTCCATCATTCCGTCGTGACCGCTTCCGCAACCCACCTAGTTACAGTGGTGATGAGTACGGTTCTGATTTCGACTAAGGGGGTCTTAGATGTCATTTCGATCATTCGACCTTTACAATCTAGTCAAAGACTTTGGTGAAGAGGTTACACTCCGTAAGAAATCTACTGCGGGTACTTATAACCCTGCCACAGGTTCTGTTGATGGGTCTGCTACTACAAACTATGCAGTGACAGCTTACTTTTATAATTACGACAACGGTATTATTGCTAACGTAGATGAAATACGTCGTGGTACTCGTAAATGCGTTATTTCTGCACTAGGATTAGCTGTAGAACCTGACGACGAAGATCAGATCTTAGGTAATGGTGATACCGTTAACATTGTCTCTGTTACAACTATCTTTTCTAACGGATCTAAGATTTGCTATTTATGTGATGTGAGGGAATAATGAGTATTCAAGCTACCCTCAAAGTTAACCCAAGCCTAAAGCAAAAGATGCGGATGGTTGAACAACAGACAGAAGATCTAATTCGCAATAAGCTAAAAGCTATTGCCACAACTGCTGTACAATACTCACCTGTCGATACTGGTGCATATGTAACATCACACTCTTTGCAAGCTGGCTCTAATACTTATGGTCGTGGTTATTCATCTTCTAATAAACCTAGAGGTCAAGATGACAGGGTAAAGAAAGCCGAGGCTTTGGATAATCTTATGGGTGACATTGCTAAGTTAGACCTTGAAGGTATGAAAAAAGTAACTCTTCGTAATGATAGCCCACATGCACAGACAGTAGAGTATAAGCATGGATATGCAGTATACGCAAAAGTGAGAAACATTCATGGCTAGTATTCATAATGACATCCGTGCTGCACTAGAGACTGAATTATCTAATGTGTCTGGTTTGCCTAGCATAGCTTATGAGAATGTCTCATTCAGCCCTACGACTGGTACAAGCTATATCCAAGTACGATACATCCCGACACTACGCAGACCTGCAGTGCGTGGTTTGAACCCACAACAAAGATACGATGGTGTCTTGCAGGTTATTTGTTATGCCCCAGAGGGTAACGGTCCTGCCACTGCAGATGATCTGGCCAACAAAGTTATTGATGCTTTTGAGGCTACAACAGATATAGAGTATACAAACTCTGATCTAGAAACTATCATAGTGTCCATAGATTATGCTGAAAGACAGCAGGGCTTTGTGGACAGTCCTTGGTACTACGTGCCGATTAATATCGGCTGGTACATATATAATTAATTAGGAGAATAAAATGGCCTTTGCACAGGGTTCTCGTTCCACGCTGTCTTACATCGAAGAGGTAACTTTCGGTACGACACCTGCTGGAAACTTTCAAAACTTACCATTCAACACACACTCACTTAACCTAACTCGTGATCGTGTTGCAGGTAATGAAATCCAAGCTGACCGTATGACACGAGTTGACCGTCATGGTAACACTCAAGTTGGTGGTGATATTGTAGTTGACCTACGTGATGGGGATTTTGATGCCTTCCTAGAGGCTGCTATGTTATCGACATGGGATACAAGTCCATCATCAGCACCAGACGTACTCAAAGTTGGTACAACACCTAAATACTTCTCTATCGAAGATTATGCTGCTGACATCGACCAAGCTCGTTTGTTCACAGGTTGTACGGTATCAACAATGGGTATTTCTATGGCCCCCAACCAAATGGTAACAACAACCTTTGGTATTGTTGGCTCTAACATGACTATTGGTACTACACAGAAGACCCAAGACGCCTCTTCATCAGCACAGCCATTTGACGCTTACTCAGGTGACTTAGCTATTGGTAACGTAGGATCTTCGTCTTCTGCAGCTATCATTACTGCGATTGACTTCACACTAAACAACAGCTTCTCACCAACATTCGTTATTGGCAACTCTTTTGCACCATCTCTAGAGTATGGTATGGCAGAGATTGAAGGTACATTCACTGCGTACTTTGAAAATGACGCTTTGATTAACCGCTTCTTGAATGAAGTCGAAAGCGAACTGGTAATCACAGTTAATGACCCTTCAGCAGCTAACGAATACGAATTTAAATTCCCTCGTATTAAAGTTAACTCTGCAGACGTAGGTGTTGATGGCCCTCTTAGCCGCCTTATCACTATGTCATTCGTTGGTCTATATGACTCAACAGAAGGTACAAACTTTAAAATCAGTCGCCCAGAGACTGCGTAATCCTCTAGCTAGAGGCGGGGGAGTGTTGGTGTCGGGTCTGATGCTCCCCCATTTAAATTGACCCGATAATTCGACAACAAATAAGGAACTCGACAATGGATTTGAAAGATCTTACACCTAGTAGTGACACTGTAGAGGTTACTATTGTTCATCCTAATACCTATGAACCTCTGACTAACGAAGATGGTTCACCTATGGTAATTACAATGTATGCCCCACACTCTAAAGAGTATAAGGCTGCAATGCATGAACAAACTAACCGTCGTCTTAAGCAAGCTCAATCTAAGAAAAAGGTTGATATTACTGCAGAAGACCTAGAGGATGCTACTATTGAGCTTTTAGTAAAGGCAACTAAAGACTGGAAGATTACTTACGGTGGTGTAAAACCTAAGTTCTCTGTTGCTAAAGCTAAAGAGATCTATGAAGAAGTGTTTTGGATTAAAGACCAGATTGAGGAGGCTTTAGGCAACTCTCTGGATTTTACGAAGAAGTAGTATCTGATTTAATACAGTGGGCTGAACATAACTTTAAGCTCAATAAACCTACTGAGTCAGGTACTACAGAACGAGAACACTTAGAACAAGTAGAAAGGCAGACTGGACGTAAAGTAGAAGCATTGGAACCCCCGACAGATTTCCCAATACTACTATCACACATCTGGTCTGCCTTTATTAGTTTAAGCAATGGTAGGAGTATGGGGTTCTCTGGACCTAACCCTATCGGATACGAACAAATAAAAGCATGGAAAGAATTGACGGAGACACCTTTGGCAGCTTGGGAAATAGAAGCAATCAAACGTCTTGATGTCGTATACTTGGGGGTAGCTAATAGTGGCTAGTGATATTAAGGTAGTCTTTGAAGCAGATACAGCACCTATTGACCGTGCTGTACGACTGCTGGACAATCTAGAAGCGGAACTCCGTGATGTTCAACGTGCTGAGAAGCAAGGTCTTATAACTAAGAAGAGACTTAGCCAAGAGACTGCCCGTCTAAATAGTAACATTGATAAACTTAAAACTCTATCTCGTGGTAGTGCAAAAGACTTTCGTAGGTTTGAGAAGTCCCTCTATGGATCTGGCAAGGCTGCTCGGGCTAATGAGGTGGCTCTACAACAAGCTGGTTATCAAGTACAAGACTTTATTGTTCAAATTCAGTCAGGCACTAACCCACTTATCGCATTCTCACAACAAGGTTCCCAGTTAGCAGGTTTCTTTGCTGGCCCTTGGGGTGCAGCTATTGGTCTGGGTATTGCTGCTGTAGGTTTTCTTGGTACTGCATTACTTGGCTTAGGTGAAAAGTCCGATAAAATAAAAAAGCAAATGGAGAACTTGAATGAGACGTTGTCATTGTATAGTGACTTGTCTTCTCAGATCTCTGACTCTAAGGCCCTTTCAGAAGAGTTTGGAAACCTTGCAAACCAAGCAAGGTCTATGCTTGAGGCATTGCAACAGATACAAGGTATCACTTTAAGTAAACAAATCTCCGAGTTTGGTGGTCTTGGTGAAATAATACGAAACATAAGTTATGAATCGGATAAAAATGGTTTTCTGGGGCTTGGCGTTAAAAAGGTGCAAAGGCTTGACCCAAGTCAAATTGATGCCGCTTCAGAGTTTCTTGGGGTATCTGACAAATCAGTTGCAGAGTCTTCACGTTATGCGGGAGAATATTTAAGACTTTTAGAGGGTTTACAAAAAGCAAAGGGTTTAAAAGAACAAGCTGCTGCCGCTGGAGAACTGAGTAAGTTCTTAAAAGAGCATGTTAATAGTTATGAGCTATCTGAGGAAGCCACTAATGCCATTTCTGCTGTGCAGGAAAGATTATTGCAGATCACAAAACTTCAAGGGCAAGAGCAGCAAAAAAGTGCTTCTAAACTACAGCAAATCCAAACTGATGCTATGGCTATGGAAGCTGAAATTGCACAGGAACAGTTAGATAACATAAAGAGAAACTACACTTTTGCTGGTCGTCTAATGCAAGAGGCTGCAACCGAACAGGCAGCTATTGACGCAGGAAGACAAAGTAGGATAGAAGCTAACTACCAGATTTCTGGACGTTTGATGACCCAAGCTGCGCAAGAAGAGCAAGACGCACAAAATCAGTTATACACCAATTCTATGCTTGCCATTCAGAATGCAATGGCTCAAGAAATTACCAAAGCTAAAGAACAAAAGAAGCTGGCTGATGAAACACATGCCTATATGATGGCACTGCAGAATGCCTATTACGCAGATGCTAAGAAACAAGCTGGTGAAGTTGCATCTGCTACATATATGGCTAATTATAAGGCTGTATTAGCTTACCAAGCGTATGGTGAAAGCCGTATGGCAGCACCAGAAGACCCAGTAAAACCTAAGAAAACCCCTAAAGGCCCTAAAGCTTCAACCATCGAAGATACCATCAAACAACTTCAACGTCAGGCTGATAAAGATAAGCAACTTGTTCGACTAACTGGTCAGAAGAGACGTGAAGAAGAACTCTTCATAGACCTTAAGAATGCAAATGCTGATGCTGACATTAAGACCTCAGAGACACGTCTTCGCACAATAGCTCAAGAAATATCTGCGATGGAAGAACGTAATCGTGTGATAGAGGCAGCTAGACAACAGCAAGAAGCCTTAAAGGGTACAATCGAATCTTCTATGGAAGATGCCTTCATGTCTATCGTAGATGGCACTAAAACTGTAGAGCAAGCCTTTAAAGATATGGCACGTCAGATTATCGCTGAACTATATCGTGTCCTTGTCGTTAAGAAGATGGTTGCAGCAATTAGTAGTGTCTTACCATTTGCAAATGGTGGTGTATTCCAAGGTGGATCTCAAGTTAAAGCATTCGCTAGTGGTGGTGTCGTAGGTGGACCTACATACTTCCCAATGTCTGGTGGTAAGACTGGTCTAATGGGTGAAGCTGGTCCAGAGGCTATCATGCCACTTAAGAGGGGTAAAGATGGTAAACTTGGAGTAGCCGCAGAAGGTGGTGGTGGTGTAACAATCAACCAAACCTTTGCATTCCAAGCTAATGGTGACGATAGTGTCAAGAAGATCATTGCACAAGCTGCACCTAAGATTGCTGCTATGACACAACAACAGATTATGGATAGTCGTCGTAGAGGCGGTCAAATGAAGCAGGTATTCGGTTAATATGGCTATTACTTACCCACTTAGTACACCAACAACGATTGGGATTGAGTCTATAGAATTACGTGCTGTAAATGCTGTAGCTACATCCCAGTCCCCATTCACATACAAACAACAGATTGTTTCTCATGGTGGTGAACGGTGGGAAGCATCTGTTACTATCCCCTCTGTACGTCGTGATAAGGCTGCAGAGTGGAAGGCTATGCTAGTGTCTCTTAGAGGTCCCGTAGGTACATTCTTACTTGGTGACCCTGACTATGCTACACCACGAGGGACCGTTAGTTCTTGTGTTCTTACAGGTAATGCGGGTGACTCCTCAGTCACTGTCGTAATGACGGGTACA